GTGCTTTGCATCGCAGATTTTTTGTCAATAACGACGTGAAAACCGGCCCAACAACAGCAATTGAGGACTTGGCGTGGAACACATCGACTACAGAGTTCGAAGCATTCTGCAAGCATGTGGAGTAGAGGTGTTTTAGGACGATGATAGCGTTCGCCTTACGGCAGTGATCGATGGCAAGCCGTATGAGTCCAGAGCGGATCAACTGTCGCGCGTGGGGCCAAGGCTCTGCGAGTCGATTGTCGATGAGCTTGTGATCAGGTGCGTGAGGCGAACGCAGTACATGCGGTTGACGAAAGTAAAAGGCACATGACAGAGCCGACCGCGTGGACCGTCGAAACCCTACAGGATGTGGCCATGTTTTGTGGCGTGGCAGAGGCGACTGTCAGGGCGTGGCGGATTTCTTCCCCGCCAATGCCCGGAGAGCCGGGCCGATGGCACCTGCCATCAATCACGCAATGGCGGCTGGATCGGGAGAAGCGGCGCAAGCCGATGACCGAAGATGAAGCCATGCTGGAGATTCCCGGCAATGAGGACTGGAAGGAGCGGTGGGTTCGCTCGAAGGCATTGATCGGTGAGTTGCAGCTACAGGTCCAACACGGCGACCTCGTCGCGGTTGAAGACGTTTGGCCCCGACTGCAGCTGATGGCCGAGGTGATCCGGGCGGGACTTAACAAGCTGGAAGCGGAGTACGGTCGCCAAGCGGCGGACATCGTACGGACACCGCTGGAACGAATGCAGGAAGAGCTGGAGGCGATGCAGGTTGATTCAGGCGTCGGAACAGGCGATTAGACCGGGATCGAAGGAGGTTCTCAGACGCTTCTTTCGGGCCGCCATTCCTCCGCGCATCCGCTCGTTTAGCGAGTGGTTGCAGCGTGAGTTGATCGTCCCGTCCGGTCCGTTTGCTGGTCAGCGAGTCTCGTTCTCTTCGCAACCATGGGTGCGGCTGTTCGCGGCTGAAGTTGATTCCGGGCGGTGGCATCATTTCCGTTCAACTGGCCCGGTTCAGTCGGGCAAGTCGCTCATCTGTTACGTCGGGCTCATGCTCTATCACCTCTGCGAAGTCGGCGAAAAAGTGATCTGCGGAATCCCGTCTCTCGACATGGTTGAGACGAAGTGGAGCGAAGACATTCGACCGGCGTTGATGGCCGGTCGTTACGCTCGACTCGTCCCGACGACCGGCAAGGGTTCACGCGGCGGAACACCTGGGAGAATCTCTTTGGGGAATGCAGCCGTTCTCCAGTTCATGGCGGGCGGCGGGAATGACAAGCAGCGAGCCGGAGCCACAACGCGGGTGATGTGCATCACCGAAACGGACGGGATGGATGATGTCGGCGGCACGTCCGACGAAGGCACGAAGATCGATCAGCTTCTCGGTCGCGTGCGTGCATACGGTGACCGGGCGGTGACCTATTGCGAGTGTTCTGTCAGTCACTCAAAGGGGTTCATCTGGACCGAGTACAAGGCGGGAACCGCTTCAAAGATCGCTTGCCCCTGCCCACATTGCGGTGAGTACATCACGCCAGAGCGAAAGGATTTTCTCGGATGGCAAGACGCTGACAACGCAATGGACGCGGGCGAATTGGCCCGTTTCGTTTGCTACGAATGCGGCGGGATGATCGACGACAAGCAGCGGCGAGAGATGAACGAGAACGCGGTTCTCGTGCATCGCGGTCAGTCTGTTGTTGATGGCAAGGTTGTCGGCGATCCTCCGAAGACCGACACGCTCGGGTTCCGGTGGTCGGCGTTCAACAATATGTTCGCCAGCATTTCGCAGCTCGGGCGAGAAGAATGGAAGGCAGCACAAGCGGAGAATCAGGACGCCACACAGACAACCCGCAAACAGCAAGTCTGGTGCGAGCCATCTGAGGCAGACGAAGCGGAGACAGTCGAACTGTCACGAGGCATCGTGCGAGGCTCCGCCAAGGGCTACGCCGGGCGATGCAATGGCGTTTCGGCTGGCGAGTGGCCCAGCGGCACGACGCGGCGAGTGGCGTTTGTCGACATCGGCAAGCGGTTCCTTCCGTGGATGCTGCTTGGCACGGACGGACACTCGGTTCACGTGTCCAACTATGGCGAGCATGAGACGGAACGGCCAGAGGTAGTTGGAGACGAGCAGGCCATCGAGCAGGCGTTGCGAGAGCTACTGCCGTCTCTGCAAAGCCAGGGCATTGATCTGGGGTTCGTCGACTGCGCCAACTGGACTGACCTTATCAAGCGTGTGGTGTCGGAATTCGGTCTGCCGTGGATATGCTCGCACGGATTTGGGGACGGGCAGTTTAAGCCAGCCACGGAGACGACGAAAACCAAGATACGAAACGAGCATTCGTCGCGATGGTACATCGCCAGGGATGGCCGGGTTCGCGTCGTCAACATGGACTCTGACTATTGGAAACATCAGGTGCATAGCCGCTTGGTGATCCAGCCGCTGACGAATGGTGAGACAACGCGCGACGCCATCACCTTCTGCGGCGAAAACCCGATGGATCATGACGGGCTCGCCTCGCAGCTGCTGGCCGAAGAATGGCGGCGAGTCTTCAAGGAGGGGCGGGGGTACAAGGAAGCATGGTACAAGAAGACCAAGAACAATCACGGCTTCGACCTACTCTACGGTGGTCTCGTCGCGCTCGATTGTGCAGCGGCGATGGATGACGAAACAGCCACGGAAACGCCTCAACCGCACTTCTCGGGAGTGCGGCGTACCCCATCTTCCTGGATTCGGAGAACCAATTGAGTGCAGCGCTGCTCAGAGATGTGATTCAGGCGGTGCGGTCTGGGAATCCGGGACCGTTTCCCGGTGAGTTGTGCCCGACGTGTGGCAAGAATCATCTCATCGTTACCAGCACGGTCACCTTGAAAGCGTGGGTTCTGCGCAAGATGCGGTGCGCGTCGTGCCATGCCACCCCGCAGTTCTACGCGGCCCGCAGCGGTACAGCGCCTGTACGGGATGAGTGCTGATAGACCTACCGCAAAAAGTGGTGGGCGATACCGTTAAAGCATGGCAACGCAGTTCACCATCGACACCAGCTACACCGATGCCCAGATGCTGGCATTCGTGAAGCAAGCGATCATTGAAGTGGTCGCCGGTGGTCAGAGCTACGCACTGCCGGGTGGTCGTCAGTGGACCGGGGCAGACCTTGCAAAGCTGCACGCAATGGAAACCGCCTATCAGTCGCGAGTCGACGCAGAGTCATACGGAATGCCAGTTAACTTGGCAAGGGGTGTGCGGTGAGCCTTGGCAACTGGATCGATCAAGCGATCTACGCAGTTGCCCCTGCCTGGGGGGCGCGGCGTATCGTGTCTCGCCGAATCTTTGAAGCGGCTCAAAGCTCGGAGCGAAAGTTCCGCAACGCATACGAGGCTGCGGAAGAGGATCGTCTGCGCGGCGGTCGCTGGTTGATGTCCAATCTAAGCGCAGACGCTGAGCTGAATGCTGACCTGCCTACCATTCGCCGGAATAGCCGCGAACTCGACAAGAACGACTTTCTCGGCGGTGCTGTCGATTCGCGAGTCGATCACGCTGTCGGCAAGGGATTCACCGTTCAAGCTCGCATCAAGGGCGAGCAGATGGGGCAACGGGCCGCGCGTGTGAATGCCCGTTTGGAGTCTCTCTGGGAGCAAGTGGCCCCCACTATTTGCCGAACGCGAAAAAAGAGTCTGACGCAAAAGCTGGGCTTGGTATCCCGGCTGATCGACACGGACGGCGAAGCGTTTGTTGTCATCTCAGACATCAGGAGTGGCGATGCTCCGCTGCCAATGTGCATTGAGGTCATCGACGCAGACCGCGTGGAAACGCCACCCAACAAGGCGGGCGACCCGCAGTGTCGGATGGGCATCCAGTACGACGCAGATGGGGCTATTGTTGGCTACTGGATGCGAACGACGCATCCTCGCGACGACAAGACAGCGGAATATCGCCATGAACTGATTCCAGCGGCTCGGGTGTGCCACCTGTTCGTCGAGTGGCTGGCGGGTCAGTCTCGCGGGTTGCCGTGGATGACGCGAGTCCTCAACCGCGCGAAGGATGGCAAAGACCTAGCCGAAGCGGGAATCGTCGCTTCGCAGGTCCAAGCGTGCTACGCGGCGTTCGTGAAGAGTGGAAACAGCTCCGTGAAGAATGCACTGGGGGCACAGACCAGTGTGGACTCGGCAGGCAATCGCATTCAGGACATCAAGCCAGGGAGTGTGCAGTACATCGGATCACAGGATGATGTGATCTTCTCGACGCCCAGCAATTCCAACATGGTCGGTACGCTGGTCGAGTACAACAATCGCACAATCGCAGCGGGGCTGAACTGGCCGTATGAGATGCTGCTCAAAGACTGGCGGGGCGTGTCGTTTGCCGGTGGTCGCATCGTCCTAAATTCCGCGCGTCTCAGCACGCAGTCACGGCAAACGCTACTGATCGAGGGACTGCTGTCCCATCTGTGGCATTGGTTCGTGCGCGAGGCGGTTGCGTTGGGGTTGGTGGATATCGCGGCCCGTGAGTACCAGCGCGACCCTTGGACGTTTCGGCGTCACACATGGACGGCTCCAAAGTGGTCGTACTCGATCACTCCGGGAGAAGAGGTCAAGGCCAAGATCGACGCCATCGACGGCAACCTGACGACGCTGGCTGATGTCCTCGCGGAAGATCAACTGGACTTCGAAGAGGTAATGGAGCAGCGAAAGGTTGAACGGGCCAAGGAGCGGGGGTACGACATTTTGCCAACCAAGGTGACGCAGGTGGAAAGACCGCAGGGAACTCAAGTCGCAGAGCAACAGGCGGTGACAGCATGACTCAAAGCTGCTTTAACTCGGTCGCCGTGAAGTCCGCAGAGTCAGGTGAAATCCTGATCTATGAACAGATCGGCGAGGACTGGTGGACCGGCGAGGGCGTGACCGCCAAGGGGTTTGACGCGGCGCTCAAAGCAGTCGGCTCCGTCAAGCATCTCGACATTCGGATCAACTCGCCGGGCGGAAGTACGACGCACGGGTTTGCGATCTATGAATCGCTGATGCGACACCCCGCCAAGAAGACCGTTCACATCGACGGTCTTGCGGCGTCGATG